GCCAGTCGGGATAGTGCCATTGCTGCCGCCGGTTGGTGCTCCGCTGCCTTGTGGCTTGGGTTGCTTTTGCATCCAAGCTGGCAGGCTTTGCTTTGCCCACTCGCTAACGGGCGTGCGTTGGTAGCCGTCTACAACGACAACAGTGCCATCAGCTTCCCGCTCGATCTGATCAGCGTTCAGCTTGGTTTTGAGCACTAGGTCGGGATCGTGAACGATGTCAGCTAAGGCGCTGACAGCTGGTGTAAGCAGCTCAAGTTCCCGCACGCGGGACTCAAGCTCGGCAATGCGCTGGTCTTTCTGCGCCGTCGCCTCACGGAACTGCTGCTCCAAAGCCTGTCTGGCTTCGGTATACTTTCCTTGAGATTCAAGTTCGGCTTGTTCAGCGCGGCGCTTGAATTCCAGTAGCTCATTGATGTCAACGCCATCAGGCGCCTTGGATTTCTTTGCTGCACGCAGCTCAGCAATCAGCTCTTGATTCTTGCGCTCTAGCGCTTCTACGCTGCGCTGCAACGCTTCAGCTTCAACCCCAGTAGTCGCAGACTCTTGGGTTTGTTGTTCATCAGACATGGATAAGCCGCAGGCTTAATTACACCTCTACGTTACCACTTCTCTTTATCTGCCCACCACGCAGCAGACATCTTGCCCTTAGCGATATTGCCGGCGTGACGCGCCTTGAAAGAAGCTCGTCGTGCTTTGGCCGCGGCGGATTCACCCTCGCGTGATGGGCTGCCGCTAACGCCTTGCTGGCCAAAGCGGATCAGCTTTACCTTGTCGCCTTCCTTGGCGAGCACCGCGTGCGATTTGTTCGGATGCTTTGGCGTCCGCTTCGGCTTGTTGTAGCCGTCAAACTGCTCGCCGCGGTAGGTGATCATGGCGCCATTGGCCGTCGCTGGACTAGGCTAGCCGCATGGAAATTATCGCATCGGACCCAGACGGCCTTGGATCACGCGCTATTCGCAGTGCGTTGAAGCGGATCATTGATGTCGACGAAAACGGCAATGAGGTGTGTTTATTTGCTGCCGTTGGCAACATGCACCTATCAAGAGTTATCGCCATCGCTCGGGATGAGGATGGCGATTTGGTATTCATCACCGATTTTGCCCAAGAGATTATGGAAAGCTTGGGAACTTGGGATGAATTTGCAAGCTAATTAACGCCCGCGCTTTTTGATCATCGTTGCGAGGCTGCGCTTGGCACCAGCGGCTTTGCGGTTGTCTGCCGCAGAACGGAACGGTGAGGACTGACGAGCGCGGCCGCTTAGATCCTTGTAGCGAGTTTTAGCAGCACTCACCGGAGCCTTGCTCATTTTCTTGGTGCCTTTAGAGGCAGCCTTAGAGCGTGATTTCCCAACTTGAGCAGCACTGGCCTTCATACCAGCACGAGTGCCTGCACCTGCACCGGTGCCTTTTGTTTTCAAGCCTTTTGTGCTAGTGGCTCGAAGTCCGCCGGCCCGCTGCTGAGCGGCTTTTTGACCAGAAAAGCCTTGCGCCTTGACGCGACCGCCGATGGCAGTTGTGCCTTTAGCTTTTAATTCTTTAGAGCGAGCAGTGTTAGCGGAGCGCGTAGAGCCGGACTTGGATTTACCGCCGCCGCCGCCGCCGCCGGCAAAGCGCCCTATGGAGTCGCGTTTGTAGGTACGGGCCATTGGCTTTTATTAATTCATAATCGCATTCTAGCCGTGCTGATTATTTCTTTTTCTTCGCGGTCTTAGCGGCCGCCTTAAATGCAGCAGCAGATGGCCTGCCGGCTTCGCCTTTACGTGCCATGCGCTCCTTGCTGCCGGCTTCAATGCGCTTGCGTTTGGCGGCAATGTTGGCGTATAGGCCAGGCTTCTTAGCCATCACTTCTTACCCTTGCGTGACTTGCCGGCTTTTGCGAGCGCGATTGCTACCGCTTGCTTTTGCGGCTTGCCTTTTTTCATCTCCGTTTTGATGTTGGCTGATACTGCAGCCTGCGACTTGCCCTTTTTCAATGGCATAGCACCACTCTGTTACTGCTGTAAGTTTAGCCATGTCAAGCGTCGCCCAATACTGGCTACCATCTTCACGTTGGCACAGCACTGCTTGAACCCATGCTTCGCCGACTAATGCTTGCACAGGATCGCTGACGATCAAACCATTCTGAAAATGCCGCAGGCTAGGCAGGTCCATATCGTGCACGAAGCTGATCTAAGGTTAGCTCTGAGCCGTCATCACGAACTAGCTTGGCGATGGCATCAGTTGGGCCATACTTGTCAGCAAGCCGGTTGAAATACGGCACTTTGTTAGCGCCCAATGCCTTGGCCTTGGTCTCAAGATCTTGCTTTGCCAGCCATTGCCCGTAAGTTTGATCTGCCGGCACCTGGCCACCTGCTGATGCACGCTTTGCTGGCGGTGGTGGCGTGAAACCCAACTCGTCGTAGTCGATCACCGGCACTGTCGTTGATCTGCAATTGAAATGCTGCGGCGGAGTCGGGCCTTTGCCGTATTCAAACTCTCGACCATCCAATGCACGGCAAATGCTACTGGTGCGGGTATCCAGTGTTGCCACATAGCGATACTTTTTAGTGATGTCTTGATTTGCTTCGTACACCTGTTGACTAGCTGCATTGGCTACTTGGTTGATGCTGGTGCGCACAAGGCTAACGATCTGATTATCCGCAACCGCTGTTGCCTGCCCGCCTGCTGCAACTAGCTGCTTCACGGTCTTAGCCTCTTCGCCAAATTCAAGGTTTCCAATCAACCGCTTGGCAATGGCTGGCGTTGGCTCACCAGTCAGCAGACCTTGCCGCACGACTTGCGAGAACCGCTCTGCTTGATCTACTGCAATGCCGCGGAATGCTTTGGTGACCACTTCACCATTGGGCAACGTAATTGTGGCACCTTGCGCTGCGGTGAGGCTGAATGTTGCCGGTGCACCTTGTACTGCAGCAAACAGGTCGTCCGACAGCGCCACCACGTTGATCTGCGTCGGATCCGTGGTGACCACTGACTGCGCAAACTGCGGGCTGATCTCAACGGTGCGCACTGCATCACGTGCACCTGCCGGCAATGCACGCCGCAATTGACCAGCCACAAACTCAGATTGCAGCTCTGCAATGCCTTGCAGTTCTAATGCTGTCAGCTCCGTTGCATCGCCTGCCCATGTTGCCAAGCTGTCCTTCAACTGAGCAAGGATCGCGCGGAGCCGCGCCGCTTTGACTGGCGCCGATATCTCATCAATGGTGCGCAGTTGATTGACGGCATCAATGATGATGTCGTTGTAGGCATTGATCACACGCCGCGCAACGCTATTGCTGTAGCGGTTCAGATCTATTGCATTGCGGTAGAGCGCTTCTGGTGTGCTCATCGTTCAATGCCAAGATCTTCCGGTTGATAGCCGCTGCGAATACTGACGTTAGCGCCGCGGTTCAATGCAGTGGTGACCAATGCAGCAAATGCGTCATAACCGTTTTGCCCGTCTTCGTACAAGATCGTTTCGTCAATCTCATCGGCTCTGCCTTGCTTGTACCAGCTGATGCGCACGATGGCTAAAACCTCTTCCGGCAGGGCGCTGACGTGATAATCAAGCTCTTGTCTCCTCGGTTTCTTCGGTTCCATCCAGATCATCAGGTCCACTAAGCGGTCGGTCACCCAGTCCAGCAGGTTGTAGATCAAGCCCCGCATTGGCCGTAGCTTCAAGCTCCTCATCCACGTTAAAGTCGTCGCCTAGTACATCGCCTTCGGCAAGCTCACGCAGTAAGGTTTCTTGCGTGATGGTGCCTGCGGTGTAAAGCTGCAGCAGCGCTTGGATCTCCTGCGGCTCAAGGCGCATGCCCAGGAAATCACGATTGACATAGCTGCTGCCAGGCGATGTGCTGTTGCCGATGTATTGCGCATGAAACTGTAAACAGTTGTCGATCATGTCTTGCACATTCTGCGCAATCACCATCATCGTGCTGTCGCCTTGGCTGCGATCAATGCGCTTTGCCTCAGCAGTTTCAGCAGATAGCTTCTGGCCCAGCACTGCCGATAGCCCTAACTCGTTGATCTGCAGTGCAAGCTGCTCAAGCCTGCGGAACTGATAATCAAAACTGCGGCCAGCAGGTTCGATGTATTCAGCGCGGCCATCAGCGGGGAATGCGATCGCCTCGCCGGGTCCAGCGCTGACTTCCTCTGCTGCAGATGGGAAGCCATAAAACGCCAGCATCGGCACGGCGCTGATGTGGAGCTGGTTATCGAGATCGCTCTGGATCTGATACGCCTTCAGGTTTAGCTCAGCAATATCTTCCAGCGGCGGACGTGACTCCATGAAGCCATGGCGCTGCGCATAAGCAACTGAGAAGGGAATCTTACTGAGGCTTGTGCGGCCCTCGTCGACAACCTTAAAGTCGCCGTTGTCTTGCTTCTGGTGTAGTTGAAACTCACCTGGTGTCAGCACCCGGATTTGCTCGACTGCCTTCTCTCCAAACTCACCATCAGGAACTGTGACCGTCTCGGCAAGCCGCAGTTGCGTCAACACTTGCCGGCCTTCCTGCTGCTCAGCACGCCAACCAAGAATCTGCCGTGGTGTGTAGGTCACCCAATAGGGCCTACCCCCATCAGCAGGTGCATCCACCAGTACACCAACGTGGCCATAACGGACCATCTTGCGGGTGGTTTCGTAGGTCCAAACATTGAGGTCATTGCCTTGTAGGTCAACATCAAACAACTGCTCGCGGATCACGTCGGCCGTGTCGTCAAGCCGCACCGGCTTGCGCGTCAACATGCCGGCCAGCATCCGCTCTAGTCGCTGGTAATACGGCGGGCATACGCTGCGTGCTAGGCGGTTGTCGTAGGACTCATCCAGCTCGCGCGGCTCCTGCGGCAGATAGCGCCGATGTTTGCGGCGCATCCCATAGGTGCCTTGCAGCAGGTCTTCAATCAAGATCCAATGCGCCTCTTGTGCATACCACGCCGTATTGGCATCCTGCACGCGAGTAACGCGGCGCTGCGCAATCGGCCGGTCGTAGTTGTTAAAGCCGGTGTACATTACAGCGCCGCAGTCATGAATGCAGTTTAAGCGGCAGTCAGCGTGATGCTATTGCGGCCAATCTTGATGTCAAACTCAGCGCCGGGCTCGTAACCCATCTCGCGCAGGTAGCCATCGCCAATCTGCAGCTTGCCGTTGAATTGCACCTTTGCCTTGTAGGTTAGGCCGCGGCCGCGCTTTGCTGTCTTGTTGCCTACTAGGTCAACGCCTTTGGCTTCCAGCAGTGCTTCATAAAACTGCGTGAATGCCACGCGATCCTTGATCACGTAGCCGCAAGCACGCACCAGTTCGGACTTAGGCGCATTGCCCAGTTCTTTCACCTTGGCGAGTAGTTCGACGCCCTTGAGCATGGGTAGAGTTAATGATTGGCGGAATCAATATAGCCTGATGCCTGTAGATCGCCCAGCACCTGCGTGCAATGGGTTGAATTCACGCCAGACCAAGTAGCCGAGCGCATCGTTCATGTGGTCATGGCCGGCATCCTTGTCAGGGTCGCCCTTGTCGGTGTAGCACTGCAGCTCTAGGCATTCGATCAGCCGCTTGCATCGCTGGTGGATGGTGAGTCTGACCTGACCCTTGCCGTTTTCCAGTAAAGCCTGAACAGCAGCCACGCGATCACGGACGGGAGGATTTGCGCGTGGTGACTGGTTTGACATGCCGTAGGACTCCAGGATCTGAATATCGGTCTGGCTTGCGTTGGTGCTGCGGTTACCGCCGCTGGCATCTGGGTAGATGTAGATACGCCGCTGCGGATAACGCGCTTGGATCTCTTGCGCCAACGCGTCGGTGTCATGGGCGCCGCTGATCTCATCAATCACTAGCAGGCTGCTGCCAGTGCGGACGCCGATTACAGCAGACATGTTGCCAACGTTGAAATCAACGCCAATGCGTAGCGGCTCGCGGTCTAGGCCTAGCAGCTCGGCCACCACGTGCTTGTCGCGGCTGAAGCGGTCATAGATAGTGCCGGTGGTGAGGTTGACGAACTCACCGTCTAGGTAGGCCCGCAGCAGGTTTGGGTCGTAGTTCGCTTCGAGGCGCTCGATAAAGTCCGGCGGCAGATGCGGGTTATCTGCTGACCGCATCTTGATCAGCTTGCGGTCAGCGCGTCCCTTGGCATCCTCACTGCCGAACGTGTTCCACATCCAGCGGAATCCTTCTGGTGTAGATGCAGCGCCAAACTGCCGCACGTTGCCGGAGCGCAAGCGGCCAAGGATCTTGGGGAATGCCTTGTTGGCGATAGATGGCGTCACTGTGTCGATCTCATCGGCGAGTACCCAAGCAAGGTTCAATCCGATGATGCGGCTCCAGTTCTCAAAGCTGCGGCACAGGATCTTGGTATCACCGCCTGGCAGGTGCAGCATGTACTCAGGCAGCGGTGATGCCCTGAAGGTGTACGGAATCTCATATGCCTCTAGGAAGTTCTCGAAGTCGTTCTGCCAAATGTCGCGGATCAATGGGCCGGTCGGCTCCATCACTGCACCGATGAAGCCTTGATTAGCCGCGGCCAGCATCACAGCCTTGGCGCACAGCGCACGTGTCTTGCCGGCGCCATAACCAGCTGAGATGCCGATGATCTGCGTGTCGCTGTCGTCTACAAACGCAAGCTGGCCAGGGTGCAGATCAGCGCGGATGCGTTGCAGCAGATCGCCCGTGTCCTCTTGCGTTGCAACATCCATAAACCCAAGCAGGCTGCCGGGTTGGCAGATGCCGGCGAGCAAGCTCATGACATTTCAAACCGCAGCAGCTTGGCCTGATCTTCTAGGGCTTTGATTGCAATGCTGAGGTTCCCCTTGGCGCGTGCTTCACGCTCGTAATCTTGCAAGCGAGCGACAGCAGCAGCTAGCCACTGCGGCCGCTCTAGCTCTGCATCCAACGCCATGAGCTGGCGAGCGCGAGACATGTAAATCTCTGCCTGACGCTCGCCTACATCCCATGTTTCCGACGCAAATCGTATAATTTGCGTCCTACTGTGTGCACGCAAAAGCAGATCATAAACGGTGTTTACCCGCTGATCTGATTCGGAGTTGGTGCACTTTTTAGCCACCGTTTAGCCCTTAATTTGCACAGGCATTACAAGATAAGTTACACCATCCACGCCACTAGGTGTCAATACCACGGGTGTGGTTGCCGTATTGACGTGCAGGGTGATGGCTTCTGCAGGCTTGAACGCCTTGATGCCGTCTAGCAGGTAGTGGACGTTGAACGCCCATGCGCCATTGGCGGTGCCTTCCACCTTGAGCAGCTCCTTGCCGTTGTTGGCGTCTGATTCAGCGGTGATGGCAATGGTGCCACCTACAGCCTCGATCTTGACGATGGAGTTGTGCGCATTGGCAATGATGGCAACACGCTCCAAGGCACGGGTCAAGCGGCGACGATCAGCGGTGATGGTGCTTTTGAACTCAGCGGGTACCAGTCTGGCCACGTCTGGGTAGGTGCCATCCATGATGCGGCTGTAGATGGTGATGCCATCGCCTGCGTCGATCACGGCTTGCCCTTTGGCAACGGCGATGGTAACCACGCGATCCTGCAGCAGGCGCATGGTGCTGGCTGGCAGCACGAGGTCTAGGCCATCTGGCAGATCAATGGCGTAACGCATCAGGCGATGCCCGTCAGTGGCCTCCATGTGACCACTGCCGAGGTGGATGCCTTGGAGCATCTGCTTGCTGGCGCCAGTGCTGGCAGCTGCCATGCAGGCACGGATGCCAGCGGACAGGTGCAGCTCGCTCGTAGCAGCGTCTACAACCGGCAGCGCGGGGTAATCCGCCGCATTGGCCGCTGCAAGCCCGTAGGAGCCCGCAGAAGCCGTTAGAGCGCCATCTGCGAGGGTCAGAGCCTCATCGCCGTCAAAGCGGCTCACAAGGCCAGCCAGCAGCCGATACGGCAGCGCTACGGCGCCATCGGTCTCCACTGCCGCTGGGATGGTGACGGTGATGCCAAGGTCAAGGTTGAAGCCGGTGATGGTCATGACACCACCAGCGGCTTGGATCAAGCAGCAATCAAGGATCGGATGGCTGCTGCGATGGCCAACGGCTGGCGCGATGGTGCGCAGCGCGTGATCGAGATCGGCTTGGCAGGTAACGGCTTTCATTTGGCGGTGGCGGCAGTGACGAGGCTGGTGATGATGCGTTGGTAATCAGCGGCAAAGCTATCCACAAGGTCCATGGGTAGCGGTACGCCGTCATCAATGGCGTTGTCGGCAATGGCTGCGGCGTACGCCACTGCCTGGGTCATGGTCTCATGCAGCCGATTAATCACCGGCTGCTGCTTGGCTGGAATGTGAATGAGCGATGACATATGCAACGAGAGTTTCAACGTGACGGCGGTTCAGATCACCACGCATGAAGGCGCAGGCGTCCGCCACCAGAGCATGGTAAGCCGCCGTGGTCAATCCTGCAACAACCCCACCGCTCAAAGCACGCTGCCGGATCAGATGCGCACGCGGCATCCCATGTGCTGCTGCTTCAGCGTTCAGCCGCGCCAGGTCGTCGGCGGTGACATTGATCTTGATTTCGGGCATTTAGTGGTTCCAATCGAGGCGGAGCATAGGCAAAAAGCGGCGTCCTAACGCAGTTTGCGGGGTTCGGACGGTGAGACGCCTTGCGGCAACTGGCCTTGTCCTACCGTCCTACCGTCCTAACCTCTTAATAAAATGGGATAAAGAGGGGGAGGAGGAGGGGGATTAGGAAACTCTTAAACCCTATGTAGGACCAGACGGGGATAGGACGGCTCAAAACCCAGTCATTGCAATGGATCTCGCCGTCCGCACCCACTTAGGACGGGGCGTAGTGCCAGCGTCTCTTGCCTGTCGCCTCTCGTTTGCGGACCAACCCGAGATCCTTGAGAATCGCAGCCACCTGCATCTGATCCGATCGGTTCTGGCGCTCCAGTGGTTTTTTGATTCCGTGAGTAAGAACGTCCTCAATCATGAACACATCAGTAGAACACCTGCGGGCAAGATATTCCGCAATGGCACTACGCCATGGCGAGTCAATCACGTAGTTATCATTCTCTTCGGTCACCTTGACTTCCATCTCAACAGGTAGCCGGTTGGTCTCACCTGCCCTGTAGGCATGTACAATAGCGGACCAAATCGCATCGCGTTCAAGCATCAGTGAAGCGGTATCAATTTGGTCCTGCTGTGTCTTAGTGGTCGGGATGACCCAGAAGCGGCGGTTGCCGGTTTCATCCACCAGAAACCCAGTGGTTTTGTTAGTTGTGCCAACAATGATGCCACGCCTTGGGAATGACTCAACTTCCTTGCCATATGGCACGCGCATTAGATCAATAGCCTGCGAAAGAAAGGCTTTTACCTGTCCCGCGTGCCGCCTACCTGTGATGTGGTCAAGCTCCGCCCATTCCATCATCCACGACCGATGGAGCACCATCACGTCGTCTTTTGTGCTGATGTCGCCTAACGCATCTGAGAAGAACGGGCCACCTAGGCAACCCCAGAAGCTGGATTTGTAGGCACCTTGATCGCCCATCAATACGCAGGCGGTGTCGTGTTTGCAGCCAGGATTGAAGGCACGAGCTACGGCACCGATCAGCGTGCGCTTGAGCATCTCGTCATAGATGGTCGGCTCTGGCAGCGCGGCATCACACGGCCGCAGGTAAGCGGTGGCCAACCTGTCGATGTAGGTCGGTGCAACGTGGTCGGCGCAATGCTCTAGGTAAAGGCGCACCGGGTCATATGGCTTCTCACTTGCCACTTGGACCAAGCAATCAATGGCAAGCTCCTTGCCGACCTTGTAGCCCTGCTCTGCCAGCTTGAGGTAATAGCGGTCGACGCCTTCGATCACTTGGTTATCGACCTCGATCTGCTGGGTAAAGATGTTGAGCCTGATGTCACCGGCATTGCGACGCAGGTACTCCAGCAACTCGGCGGCCTCTAGCTTTTGCGGGCTGCCGCCTACTGGCGCGCGGCCACCTGCCTGCGGGTCCGGGTCAGCGGTGCGGCCACCAGGCTCACGCCGTACTGGGCTAGCGCTACGCCAGCCGTCTTTTTTGGCCATGTCGCCAAGGGTGCCGAGCGTGATGCCGGATTTCTTAAAGCTCCGCCACTTGCGTTGGCAGTCGCTGGGTTTGTGCTTAGCGGACTGCGCCGACCACTCCTCCCATTGATCGAGCAGGCTGTCATCACCGACGCTGTGAAGCGACATGCCAACCGCAAGCCAGTCGTCGTAGTCATCAGCGCGGCTGGCATCCAATGCGGCGAGGTATGACCGCGCGCGATCTGCATCGCCCTGCGGGTCAGGCAGCTGGACTAGCTCAGCGCGCACCGGCTGCGGTTGCGGCTTGAGCATCCGCTCAATCAATCCAAGCGGCGCTTCTGCTATGTCGCGGTCACCTGGCCCATGGCCTGGCACCCAGTAGTAGCCGATGGTTTGCGGGTGTGCCCCGGCTACGACGGACTGGCAGCCGTTCCAGCGCAACTCCACTTGCTCGGCCTTGCCGTCGTCATCAATGACGCCGGTCTTGTATTTGCGCGTGGTAATCGCATCCCAGTACTGCTCAGGCACGCGGTAGATGATTTGCATTCGGCCATCGCGGCCTGACTTGACCACCCAGCTGCGCGGCAGGGACGACAGCGGCAGATCCCACTCGGATAGGAGCGTGCTGGCTGACTTGCCATCGTGGTCCAAAAACAACAGACCACCGGACGGCACGCCGCAGCAAACACCAATGGCACGTGCGCGACCGCTGCTCAGTTCGGCCAGTAGCGCATCCTTATTTAGTGGGTTGTCTTGCCACGCAGGCTGATACGGGCGCTTTTGACCGTCAACTGCGACATAACCCCAGTCATTGGGCAGGCGGGCCAATTCTTGCTGCAGGCTCACTTGGACTCCTTAAGCGCCTGTTCCAGTAGCAACCTGATGGCGGTGGCGCGGTTCATGCGATCACCACGCCAAGAATCCAGTTGCCGCAATAGGTCTGGAGTCAGGCGTATATGCGTTGGATGGCTAAGGCGCACTGGTTTCGACTACAGGCTTGCAAAGCGTAGCAACAACTGCTACGGTTGCAAGTGGCTGCACACTGCCATGACCTACCAAGACTTCTTAGCTTCCAAATCCACTGCAGCACCTGTTGCTGGCTTTGACCCGCAACAGTTCACCGCGCCGCTGTTTCCGTTTCAGCGGGACATCGTGACCATGGCTTGCCGCGTCGGCAAGTTCTGCATCTGGGCCGACTGCGGCATGGGCAAAACCGCCATGCAGCTTGAGTGGGCACATCAGGTGCATCAGCACACTGGCGCCAACGTGCTGGTGCTGACACCGCTTGCCGTGGCGCATCAAACCGTGCGCGAAGGCGGCAAGTTCGGCATCCCATGCTCGTTTGCTGCCACGCAGTCCGAGGTGGAGCCCGGCATCACGATCACCAACTACGAGAAGCTGAGCCACTTCGACCCCGGCAGCTTCCAAGGCGTGGTGCTCGATGAGAGCAGCATCCTCAAGGCATATACGGGCAAGATCCGCAATCAGATCATCGAGTCGTTCAGCCTCACTCCATACCGTCTGGCCTGCTCAGCTACACCAGCACCCAATGACCACATGGAGCTGGGCAACCATGCCGAGTTCATCGGCGTGATGACCCGCACTGAGATGCTGGCCATGTTCTTTGTGCATGACGGCGGCGACACTGCCAAGTGGCGGCTTAAGGGTCATGCGCGGAGCAAGTTCTGGGAGTGGGTCTGCAGTTGGGCGGTGACCATCCGCAAGCCATCAGACCTTGGCTACGAGGATGGCAACTTCGTGCTGCCGGCACTACAGATCCAAGACTGCACTGTCGAGACGCCACGGGAGGCAACAGCAGGTGATGACGGGCAGATGGCGCTATTTGCCATGGAAGCCCGCACGCTCAATGATCAACGCAAGGTGCGCAAAGCATCGCTCAGCCTCCGCGTGGCAGCCGCTGCCAAGCTGGCCAACAGCAACACCGATCAATGGCTGGTGTGGTGTGATCTCAACGACGAGAGCAAGGCGCTGACTGCGGCTATCAATGGCGCGGTTGAGGTGTCGGGCTCAGACTCTGACGATCACAAGCGGCAAGCTGCTATCGACTTCCAAGACGGCAAGATCCGCGTGTTAGTTAGCAAGCCCAGCATCTTTGGCTTTGGCCTCAACTTCCAGCGATGCCACAACGTTGCATTTGTTGGCCTGTCACACAGCTATGAGGCGTTCTATCAAGCCATCCGCCGCTGCTGGCGATTTGGCCAAGAGCAGCCCGTCAACGCTCACATCATCTACGACGTGGCGGAAGGCCGCGTGATCGACAACATCCGCCGCAAAGAAGCGGACAGCATCCAAATGGCCCAATCAATGGTTGAAATCATGAAGCAACAAACCATGGAACAACTCAAAAAGATCCAGCGCCAAGTGGCGCCGCACATCACTGAGCACAAGTCCGGCGATGGATGGGACATGTATATGGGCGACTGCGTGGAGAGCATTAAGCAGCTCGACAGCAACTCAATCCACTACAGCATCTTCAGCCCACCGTTCGCGTCGCTTTACACCTACAGCAACAGCGACCGCGACATGGGCAACAGCCGCACTGAGCAGGAGTTCTTCGATCATTTCGCATTCCTTGCTAGCGAGCTGCACCGCGTAATGATGCCCGGCCGGTTGATCAGCTTCCACTGCATGAATCTGCCCAGCAGCAAAGAACGCGATGGCTTCATCGGCGTGAAAGACTTCCGCGGTGACATGCTGCGCATCTTCCAGTCTGCTGGATTCGTGTTCCATAGCGAGGTGTGCATCTGGAAGGATCCTGTCACCGCAATGCAGCGCACCAAGGCAATCGGCCTGCTGCATAAGCAAGTGCGTAAGGATTCAGCACTCAGCCGCCAGGGCATCCCTGACTACCTGGTGACCGTGCGCAAGCTGGGCGACAACCCTGAGCCAGTGGCTGGTCCGTTCACTGAGTTTGCTGGCGAGAACCCACCAGCCAAAAGCGGCGACCCGATCAAGGACTCGATCAACATCTGGCAGCGCTACGCCAGCCCGGTGTGGATGGACATCAACCCATCGGACACGCTGCAATACCGCAGCGCACGCGCCAATGAGGATGAGCGTCACATCTGCCCGCTGCAGCTGGAGGTGATCCGCCGCGGCCTGCAGCTATGGAGCAACCCTGGCGACGTGGTGCTGTCGCCGTTTGCCGGCATCGGCAGCGAGGGCTACTGCAGCATCCAAGCTGGGCGCCAGTTTGTTGGCTTTGAGCTAAAGCCTTCGTATTTCAACTGCGCAGTCAAGAACCTGGCTGAGGTGGCCAACAACAAGCAAGGAGTGCTGGTGTGATGAACCTCCGTCCCTACCAACAGCAACTAATCAACGACATCCGCCTGCAATACCAGCTAGGGCATAAATCAGTCCTAGCAGTGCTGCCGACCGGCGGCGGCAAGACAGTGTGCTTTAGCTACATCGCAGAGCAGGCCAGCCGCAAGGGCAACCGCGTGCTGGTACTTGTGCACCGGCAAGAGCTGCTGGATCAAGCCAGCCGCGCTATGCCCATGCCGCATGGCCGTATCAGCGCTGGCCGCAGCATGGATCTCAGCCATGCCGTGCAAATTGCCAGCGTGCAAACCGTTGCCCGCCGGCTGCACCTGCTACCGCGTGATTTCTTCCAGCTCCTAGTGGTGGACGAGGCACACCACACCACGGCTGGCACATGGGCCAAGGTCATCGAGCATTTCCATGCCGCCAAGCTGCTGGGCGTGACCGCAACACCGATCCGCAGCGATGGCCGCGGCCTAGGCGAGCACTATCAATCCATGGTGCAAGGCCCAACAGCGCAGCAGCTCACAGATGCCGGATTCCTTGCTGCTGCCAAGGTGCTGGCACCGCCTGGCTTCGACTCAACTGGCCTGCGCAAGCGCATGGGTGACTTCGACCCCAAGGAGGCTGAGCAGCGCGTCGGCACGATCATGGGCGATTGCCTTGGCCACTACCGCAAGCACCTGCCAGGTCAAACGGCAATCGCGTTCTGCTGCTCAGTGGCGCACGCGGAGGCAGTGGCGGATCTGTTCCATCGCAACGGCATCGCCGCGGCCAGTATCGACGGCAGCATGGATACTGCACAACGCCGGCAGTTGCTCAGCGATCTGGGCACCGGCAAACTCAAGGTGCTCACCAGTTGCGCATTGATCGGTGAAGGCGTGGACGTGCCATCAGTCGGCGGCTGCATCCTGCTGCGGCCAACAGCATCAGTGGCGCTGCACCTGCAGATGATCGGCCGGTGCTTGCGCCCGCAACTCGGTAAGCGCGCCGTGGTGCTGGATCACGTCGGCAACACTCTCAGGATGGGACATCACTTAGAGCGACGAGACTGGACCCTAGATGGCCTTAAAAAGCGCGACCGCGAGCAAGCGCCATCGGTCAAGGTCTGCCCGCAATGCTTTGCCACCAGCGCCAGTGCAGTGCAGGTATGCCGCGAGTGTGGCCATGTGTTTGCGCCGCAGGAGCGCCGCGAGCTGCAGCAGGTGGATGGGGAGTTGGTGGAGATGGCAGTACGCCAGCGCAAGCGTGAGCAAGGCAGCGCCCAGTCCCTCGACGACCTACGCCAGCTAGCGCAGCAACGCGGCTACAAGCGCGGCTGGGCGGAAAGGGTCTATCAAGCCAGACTGGCGAAGCGTTACGGCGGATGAGTGACCGAGCAGCAAATCCAGCAAGAGATCCGCATTGCCTGCAGCAACGGTGATACGCGCCTGTTCCGCAACAACACCGGCACGCTCAAGGACGCCAATGGCCGCCCGGTGCAGTTCGGCCTGTGCAAGGGCAGCGCTGATCTGATCGGCTGGAAGCGCGTCACCATTACGCCCGAGATGGTCGGCAGCACCGTGGCTGTCTTCCTATCTATTGAGGTGAAGACCGCAACAGGCAGGCTGCGGCCCGAGCAGCAGCAGTGGCTGGATGCGGTCCAGGCCGCTGGTGGCATTGCCGGCGTGGCGCGGTCGGTCAGCGATGCGGAGCAGATCATGGCTGCCGGGAGTTGACAGGGGTTGCACATGGTGTAGGATACGCACAAGCCGGACAACCGGCACCCCAAACCGAGAACCATGCTCACAACCGCACTGCTGATCATCTGGAAACTGCTGCTGCCACTGCTGGTAGTAGTCGCCGTGATCGACTGGCTAACCGCCTCAGATGATCGCCGCATCCGCGTACTGCGCCGCACTGGCCTGAGCCAGAAGCGCATTGCCGATCGCCTCAACCTGTCCACCTATCGCGTCCGTAAGGCGCTGATGGCATGAACAATCTCAACCGCCTCGCCGTGCTGGCAATCATCTTCGGTGTCTGGGCAATGGCCTATGACACCGGCCGCCAGCAGCCCGCCTACAGCCATCACGCCTGCCAAGAGCAACTCAAGCCATGACTGAAACAGACATCTACTGGACATTTGCCACCGCCTACCAGCACGGCGGTGGATTCTTCCAAGCCCTAGCCGCTGCTGGCCTCAAGGCTGACCCCGGCAACAAGCGCCGCCTACTGGACGCATTCCCCGAGCTGGTCTCCACTTACGGCACCGCCAGCCGTATGCACCGCCAACTGCGTAGTGGAGCAGCGGTATGACCAGCAATGCCGACTACCACGCCGACCCAGCCGTCAGCGCTTCGCACCTGCACGCAGTGGCCAAGTCGCCTTACCACTACTGGAGCCGCTACCTCGACCCCAAGCGCATTGCACCGGAGCCGACTGCTGCCATGCGGCTTGGATCACTGGTGCATTGCGCAGTGCTGGAGCCGGAGGAGTTGCTGCAGCGCTATGGCGTCTGCGGTCCGCGCAACACCAAGGCTGGCAAAGAGCAAGCAGAGCGCATGGCTGCTGATGGCATTGAAGCCGTCACTCAGTCCGATATGGCGCTAGCGCTCAGCATGGCTGCCAGCGTCCGCGTGCACCCTGCAGCAGCAGCATTGCTCGCCCATGGCAAGGCTGAGCAGTCTTTCTGGTGGGATGACGCTGCCACTGGGCTGCGGTGCAAATGCCGCCCCGACTGGTACGCCGGCGCGACGGTGGTTGACCTCAAGACCACCACAGACGCCAGCCTTGCCGGCTTCGCCCGTAGCGTGGCTACCTTCCGCTACCATGTGCAAGCGAGCCACTACCTAGCCGGCTTGCACGGTGCTGAGCGGTTTGTGTTCATTGCCGTTGAGAAGACTGCACCGTACGCGGTTGCGGTCTACGAGCTTGACGCCGCGGCCATGGCTGCTGGTGATGAGCTGCGGCAACGTGACATGCGCGTGATTGCCGATTGCCAAGCCACCAAGGAGTGGGCGGGTTACGGCGATCACTGCCAAACGCTCAGCCTGCCTTCATGGGCATTAACTGCCAACCCAACTATCACATCCGATGACTTCTAGCATCACGCTCTGGACACCAGAGCAAACGCAGCTGATCTCAACCACCATTGCGCCTGGCTGCAGCAATGACGAGTTGCGCCTGTTTGCTTACGCCTGCCAGCGCACTGGGCTAGATCCGTTCAGCAAGCAGATCTACGCCATCAAGCGTGGCGGCAAGATGACCATCCAGGCCGGCATTGACGGCTTGCGTGCCATTGCCGAGCGCACCGGGCAGCTTGACGGCAGCGAAACCTACTGGTGCGGTGACGACGGCGTATGGACTGACGTATGGCTTGGCAGCAAGCCACCTGCCGCGGCCAAGACCATCATCCATCGCAAGGGCAGCCAGCATCCATTTGTTGGCGTTGCACGCTTTGCTGACTACAACGCCGGCCAAGGCTTGTGGTCCAAGATGGGCGCCGCAATGATCGCCAAATGCTCTGAGGCATTGGCACTGCGTAAGGCGTTCCCTGCCGACATGTCCGGTGTCTACAGCACCGATGAGATGCAGCAGGCCGAGGTAGAGCCGGTGACCGTTACCGCTGCACCTGCGCTACCAGCAGGCGACGCCAAGCTGTTCCAAGCCGGCAAGGCTGCGATTGCCAAGGCCGACACACTGGCCAAGCTGCAGGAGGTCGTAGCGCGCATGGATAAGCGCAAGCCTGATCTCAGCGATGAGCAGAACGACGAGTTGCTGCGCCTTGCTGTAGAGCGCGAGGCGGTCCTATCCGACACGCCATCGGAGGATCCGTTTGCTGATGACTGAGCCATTCCTCACCACTGACGAACTGGCAGCACGTTGGGGATTGAAGCCAGCAGCCGTAAAAAACCAACGCGCACGTGGTATTGGTCCGGCTTACGTCACTGCACCACGCATTGGCCTACCAGCAGGCACGCCACGTGTTCGCTATCCCCTTGCACAAGTCTTGGCTTTTGAAGAAGCCAATGGCATCACACCACTGAACTGACATGAGCCTTTACGCAACTGGCATCGTTCGCATCATTACCGACCCGCAACTGCGTGCCTTTGAATCTGGCACCATGGTTGCTAACTTCGCTGGTGGCATCCAAGAGGGTAAAGACAAAGACGGCAACTGGATCAATAACGCAATCGACTGCGAGATCTGGGGCAAGTCCGCTGAGCTGATCGTTGATAAGCTCAAAAAGGGCGACAGCATTCTCGTAACTGGCGCCGTGCGCCGGCAAGAGTGGAACGACAAGGAAACTGGTGCCAAGCGCAGTAAGCATGTGCTCAGCATCCAGCGCTTTGAATTCATGCCACGCGGCGCAGCAACCACCAGCGAGGAGCCTGTGTTCTGATGAATCAAACCACACTTGACATTGCATTCAAGGAGTGGTGGGAGGCGTCCTACGGGCGCCCTCCCGGCACCCATGCAGTGATGACACACGTGGCATTTGCCGCGCATATTCTTGAACTCCTGGAGCTAATGCAAGATGATCAACCACAAAACTGAGCAGCGCCGTGATGACTACCTGCAGTGGCTGTACCAGCAAAGCGGCCGGACCTGCTGCACCTACACCGGTCTGTATCAACAACGCATTGCTGATCTGATCCGCCGCGATATGGCAGAGGCTTTAGGCGATGAGTGATCTCGTCAATCATCCGCCGCATTACAAGCACGGCGACATTGAGTGCATCCAAGCCATCAAGGCATCACTCGGTGATGATGGCTTCCGCGCTTACTGCAAAGGTAACGTCATCAAATACCTATGGCGTGCTGAGCACAAAGGCAATGCCGATCAGGATTACGGCAAAGCCGACTGGTACATGCGCAGGTTGCTGTTGCATGTAGATGAGTGATCCATTTAAGCGCGGCGAGGAAAACTACGCCGCGTTTCTCACAGAAGATCACGTACGCGAACTACGCCAGTTGCGTGTTGCTGGCAGCAGCTACAGACAACTGGCAGAACGCTACGGCATCAGCAAAGAACACGCATGGCGCATCTGCCAACGCATTGCATGGAGCTGGCTTGAATGACACAACAACATCCGATCACCCCACCGTCAGAGCTATTGCAGCTTTGGTTTGAGCAGCATGATGATTACAACAAAGGAATCAATGAACTATTAATTGAAGCCGCTCAATACGGTGCCGACCAAGAGCTGGAGGCGTGCTGTGAATTGACTAGGGACAACGATGGCTATGACGCTGCGCTAGCACTCCGCGCCGCCCGCCGCCCCAAGTCATCGAGCTTGAAGGAGCAGGCGCTGGAAGCACTACAAGCGCTGCAGCAGCGGACCACAGATCCCGGCATCATCGAACCACTTCGCCGCGCACTGGAGCAGCTCCCCGATTAGCCAAGCCCACTATTTACTCAACCAATGACCATCCTTTGCGACTACGAAATCAAAGCGCTGTGCACCGACGGCATGGTGCCAAACTACGACGAGGCATTGATCAATCCTGCCAGCCTTGACTTACGGCTTGGTGACACGATCATGATCGAGTCTGCTGAAAACCTGAACATGCGGCCGCTCAGCATTGCGGGACGCACGGCGGAAAATCCGTACGAGCTAAAGCCAGGGCAGTTTATCCTTGCGCAGACGATTGAGGTGTTCCACATGCCGGAGAACATTGCTGGTCTGTTCTTCCTCAAGTCAAGCCGCGCAAGGGAAGGCTACGAAAATCTGCACGCCGGTTACGCCGATCCGGGCTGGCACGGCAGCGTGCTGACATTGGAACTAAAGAACTCACGCCAGATCTTGCCGCTGCCGCTGTGGCCTGGATTAAAGATTGGTCAGATGGTTTTTTTCCACATGAGCCAGCAGCCGGTGACCAGCTACAGCGTGACTGGCCATTACAACTCAGATCTCACGACGACGGCCTCGAAGCAGTTCCTCAGCGGCATCTAGGTGCCACTGCTCTAGTCCAGTCCGCAACGCTGCCGATGCCTCCTGCACAAGCCAGTGGATTTGAGACCGCTGGCTTGCTTCTTGCTCGGCTAGCAGCAGCGCATATTCCAACAGTCCGCCCCAATCTGCTGCAGCATGTAACGCACGTAGCTGCGCGGCATTGGCAGCACCGTGGAATTGTGCTTCCATTGTATGTACTAACGGATTTTCCATGTCTGACGCTATTGGCGACTACTTGAACAGTATCGCGCGGTATCCACTTTTAACACCGCAACAAGAGATACAACTTGGCCGCCGAGTTTCAAAGTGGAGAGAATTAAAGGATCTTGAAAGACCTTTAACGACACAAGAACGCCGTGAACTACGCAGCGGTGAGCGCGCACAGCAAAAGTTCATGCAATCCAACCTGCAGCTTGTAGTGCATGTTGCACGCAAGTACAGCAGACGCAACACGCAAACGCTTGACATGCTGGACTTGATCCAGGAGGGCAACATCGGTCTTGCGCGCGCTGTTGAGCTGTTTGACTACAGCCGTGGATACAAATTCTCCACCTACGCCTACTGGTGGATTCGCCAATCCATTGGCCGCGCATTGATTCAATACGATCCAATCATCAGGCTGCCGCTTGGCGTGCATGAAATGCTGATCAAGCTGAACAAGACAGCACAGGCATTTGCGCAAGAGCACGGACGCACAGCAACCATGGCGGAGCTTGCCGCAGTGCTTGATGTGACTCCTAAGGTGATATCTGACACATTGCAGCAGTCGTATCGAGTCACAAGCCTTGATAAGCCTGCGCAAGATGAATCATCTAACATTCTTGACATCATTGCCGATAAAAGACAATACGACGTTGAATACGATTGGCAACTTGAAACAGTGCGCGATTATTGCGATAAGCATTTAGATGATCGCACTCGTGAAATCATCTACGCACGCAACAGTCGCAATCCAGTGCCATGGAATGACCTAGAAAAGCGCATGGGCCTATCGCGTGCACGCATGTGCGAAATACAAAGGCGCGGTATCAACCGCCTTCGTATGCTGATAGGTAATCCCCTGGCAGGTACACCTCTTGGGACCAACAATGCGGAAAGTCGGGAACGTCTGGAGGGTCTGCCTAGCGGGAATGTGTAAAGATCACCAGCAAGAATGGCAGGCTAGGGTGTTCTATCATCAGATGCTTGAATCCAGTGCAGCACAGCAAGCTCACGATCTAGTAGATAAGAATCCTGCTGACTGAACCATTGCTGCCATTCTTCGCTGCCCTTCTTTCGATTGCATGGCCTGCAAGCTGGCACAAGGTTAGTCGTCACAGTAGCGCCGCCTTTATGGCGCGGCTTGACGTGATCTAACGTGTCAGCTGCATCTCCGCAGTAAGCGCATTGATGCTGCCATGCCTCAAAGATTTGCTGCCTGAATCTATGTTTTGCACTGCGTTTTGGGATGAGGTTTGCGCCATCAATGCAGTGATCCACGCAGTGGCTTCAATAATCCCATCGTACCTTTGGCTTGCCGCG